TGCTTTAACTTGTTGTTCAGGGAGCGGACAGGGATGAACAACATTGGCAAGGCCCGATCTTCCCCACACCGGGCGCGTGATGTTCTCACCGTCTGTTGTCTCGTATATCACTGGGTAAGTTTCAGCCAGTTTACGCACTTGTGCGTACGGTGCCACGGTTGTGATTTCCATTCGTTCCATGACATACTCACAGCTCTCTGGTATCACGTTCTTCTCAAGGCCACGCCACGTCTTAATGAAAGCCTGTTCGTTCATATCGTTACGCAAGTAATGCCAAAGGCTGACCATTTTCTTCTCTTCTGCGTGCCTAAAAACCTTGTCGATGGCGGCAAACCGATTCAACAACAGTCGGTCTTTTCTGTAAATCACTTGAAGCCTGACTGTTGCGCCTAATGATTGTGCGAGAGCGGGATCTTCCAGGGTTGAACTGACAGACGGGTATGGTTCCGGTTTATAGGCCCCTGGTTTTTGCAACGATATGTACAAGCCATCACAGAAGCGGCCCGTTCTCCCTCGGCGCTGATCTCGGACATAGGCCGGTGAAATGAGCTTGCCAACCCACCCCTTGTGGTTTACTATTGAGGTGCCGCTGTCAATCACACACGTGATTCCTTTAATATTAATCCCGGCGTCCACGATTTGTGTCGCAATGATATGTCCGTGTTCTGGTATGTTCCGCGCTTTGCTGTGTACGATGGTGGCAGCTACACCCACCTGTGCCAGCGAATCCGCAATTTTCTCGCAGGCCTTAAGTGAAGGCTCGATCGAGTATTCGGTTTAGTTTCTCTTTGCGTTCGCGTGTTGCCCAGATGTAAGCTTCTACCGGATTGTGCCCAAGCAATTCAACCTCTTCGACCACATATTGCCTTGCGATAGTCAATTGCAGGTGCGGAATCAAAGGCACATGCTGGAAAACAGGTGTTGCTGTGGCGAGGATGGAACGGCCTGCAGGCAATAGCATACGCATGACACCGACCATCTCGGGTGATTCTTCGTGAGCCTCATCCATGATGACCAAAACACCCGGAGGCAAGTCGAACCCGTTTCTGATCCGTTCGTAGAAATGACCATACGTGGCAGTCACAAAGGTGCGTTCTTCAATGTAAGGCTGCCCTTTCTTTAACCAATGGACATTCGGAAGCCCTAGTTCGGCACATAATATTTTGCGGGGCATCAGTAACATGACCTGACGGATCGTTTGGCCATTTAATTCTCTACCCAAAAGGGAGCGGGGCATCCAGTAAGATTTGCCGGTTCCTGTTGGTGCCGATATGCTGACACAGCTCTGCTCCCTGTGCATGGTCTCTAACACATCGGCGACGGCCTCATCCCAGTCCAGTCTTGTGTCTGTCTTTCCGACCGAAACCTGTTGCTCGGTGCTCTGGCCAAGGGTAGGCTGCCATAGTTGCGTAACTTTGATCATGGACCAGGTGACGCCCCCGAGCAACTTGTCGACCACCATTATTTTCTCTGCAGTGACTGGTGCACTTTCCAGAATACGTAGTGCGATGTACTTATGGTTGTAGTACAGATCACGCGGAACCATCGCCGATAACTCCGGGGATGATTGGCCTTTGTGCAACCAGTTGACAAAGTTACCCATGGCGTATAGTCTTGGCACGGTGTACGAGTATAGAGTGAACAGTATGCTAACGATGGTCCCACCCGGAAGTAATTTCATGACTTCCAACAGCCGGTTAACCTGAATGTAGAGCGCCCCGAGGATAATCATTCGATTCTGTGCGGTGTGGAATCTCCTCTCTACCTCCAGTTGGCTCACTTCAACTTCTGCGATAGGACTGTTCATGAAGGAAGATACATCGACGAAACTCGAGAAAGGGGACTGACGTGCCAAGTAATCCATTGTGGGAACGTCTGGGGGAACACCGTTCGTTTTATACGCCGAATAATAGAGGAACTTTTCGACTTCGAAGTGGCCCGATGTGTATCTCGGTGCATTAAAGAGTTCCGGGTCATCCAAGGCTAGCAGCTT